CATAAAGTAATGACAATATTAGATAAAGAGAAAGTTAAATTCTCTACTAATTCCATAGACTTAGAAAAAGCAATTCGTATTCTACTTGATGAACAAGAAGCAAATGGATTTACTTTAGACCTTCCTAAAGCTACTACATTAAAAGCTTCATTAGAAGATGAAGCAGATAAATTAGCAGAAGAAGCTACTAATATGTTTCCACCTACAGAAGTACAATTAAAAACAAAAGTAAAATATATTCCATTTAATATAGGAAGTAGAAAACAAATAGCAGAAAGACTAATGGAGAAGGGCTGGGAACCAGATCTAAAAACAGATAAAGGAAACATTATAGTTAATGAAGAAGTATTACAGAATATAGATATGCCTGAAGCGAAAATGTTTTCTAGATACTTACTCTTACAAAAAAGAGTTTCTCAGATTAAATCATGGATAGAATTATGTGGAGATGATAACAAAGTACATGGCAAAGTAATGACATTAAAAACTATTACGGGTCGCATGGCTCATAATTCTCCTAATATGGCACAAGTTCCTGCTATATATTCCCCATATGGTAAAGAATGTAGGGAATGTTGGACAGTTTCTGATACGAAAAACTATACTTTAGTAGGAACAGATGCAAGTGGATTAGAACTACGATGTTTAGCACATTATATGAATGATGCAAACTTTACGAATGAATTATTGAATGGTGATATTCATACAGCTAATATGAATATGGCAGGACTTACCGATAGAGACCAAGCTAAAACATTTATCTATGCTTTCTTATATGGAGCAGGAGCTGCAAAGATAGGCAAGGTTGTAGGAGGTAATGCTAAACAAGGACAAACACTAATCAATAGATTTTTATCTAATATTCCTGCTTTAAAGACACTTAGAAATAAAGTACAAGACGCTGCTAAAGCAGGAGTTATTAGAGGACTGGATGGACGCTTGTTTAGAATACGTAGTCCTCATAGTGCATTAAATACTTTAATTCAAGGTGCAGGTGCTATAGTATGCAAGCAATGGTTAATCAACATGACAAGCATGATAAGAAGCACAGGGGTTGATGCCAAGCTTGTAGCGTCCATTCACGATGAGTATCAATTTGAAGTAAAAAATTCTGATGTTATACAGTTCGGACAAATAACAAAAGATGCAATAAAAGAAACAGAAAAAGATCTAAAGCTTAACTGTCAATTAGATAGCGAATGGAAATCAGGATTGACTTGGGCTGAGACACACTAGAAGAGGTTAAGTAAATGGCATTACAATTAATTTTGTTTGATAATGATTATCTAGAGTTAGGTTCTAGTGAAGAAAAATTAAAATGTAAAAAATGTGGTAAATTTAAATCAAGAAGTCGTTTTAAAAAAGGATATAAATGGAAAGAAATGATTGAAAGAGTTTGCTTAACCTGTACTAGAAAAAAAGAAGATGACCTAAGAAGATTAAAAAAACTTTATCCTTATCCTAAAGAAAATTATAAATGTCCTATATGTAGTAGAACTAGAAAAGATATTAAAAAAGAAGGAGAACATGGAGGACTTAAAAATAATAGAGAAGTTTTTGTTTTAGACCATGACCATAATACAGGAGAATTTAGAGGACATATTTGTAATACTTGTAATTCAGGTCTAGGATTTTTAAATGATGATTTATATAGATTAAAAAATGCAGTAACATATTTAGAAAATTTTAAAAAAGTATTGACTTTATAAGTAAAGTATGTAATAATAATATTTTTAAAAGAGGTATTGATAATATCTCACAACAGTGAAAGGAAGTTAATTATATGTCAGTTATTAATGGTAAAGCTTATTGGGCTTCTATTACTACACCCAATACTACATTCGATCCAGACGGAACTTGGACTGTAGATGTAGGTAATCTAGATAAAAAAGCTGTAGAACAGCTTAAAGCTGATGGACTCACCATAAAAAATAAAGGTGATGACAGAGGAGATTATGTAACAATTAAAAGAAAGGTTCGTAGAAAAGATGGTGCAATGAATAGAGCACCTGAATTAGTTGATGCTCAAAAGAGACACATGACTAATACACTTATTGGTAATGGCTCTGATGTTAATGTATTATATTCCACTTATGATTGGGAGTTTAAAGGTAGAAAGGGAACTTCAGCAGATCTAAAGTCTGTACAAGTAGTAAATCTAATTCCTTATAATACAGATGAAGAAGAAGCTTTTGATGTAGTACCAGAAGGGTATACATCAGATACAGATAGCTCTGTAGCTTTTTCATAAATCAGTAAGGAGATTGGGGAGTAGGTTTTGTTCATTTACTACTCCCCTTACCCTATATGACTAAAAAAAATATTGATACTTTAGTAGAAGATATCTATGCTTTATTTGATTTAAAAAATAAACCAGATGTTTCTAAAGCTGTTTCTGATAAGATATTAAATCAGTTAGGAACAGAAATAAAACAACACCTCCATGAATATTTATATAACAAACCTAAAGGTAAAAATTATTTACGATTATCTGCTATAGGAAAACCTGATAGACAACTATGGTATGATATGAGAGAAAATAAAATTGAAAGGCAGTTTAATTCTGCAACCAGAATAAAGTTTTTATATGGACATATCCTAGAATCTTTAATGTTAGCCCTAACTAAATTAGCTGGACATACTGTTACGGAAGAACAGAAAGAAGTTACAATAGAAGGAGTAGTAGGACACCAAGATTGCCGTATAGATGGCATGTTAGTAGATTGTAAGAGTGCTTCTACATCTTCTTTTAAAAAATTCAACAACGGAACATTATCCGAAGATGATCCCTTTGGTTATATACCACAGATATCAGCGTATGCTGAAGCACATAACGACCAAGAAGCTGCTTTCTTTGTGATAGATAAACAAAACGGTCATCTTACTTTATTAAAACTACATTCTATGGAGATGATAAATGCTGAAGATCGTGTCAAACACCTTAAACAAGTTCTGTTTAAAAATACACTTCCAGATAGGTGTTATAGTGAGCTACCTGACGGAGCTAGTGGTAACTATAGGCTACCTGTTGGTTGCGTATATTGCTCACATAAAAAAACTTGTTGGAAAGATAGCAACGATGGTCAAGGACTACGTGCTTTTAGGTATGCAAAAGGTATTAGATATCTTACGAAAATTGCGAGGCTACCTGACGTTCAAGAAGTAACGAATGTTTAGGTCTAAAGCAGAAGAAGATATTAATAGTATTCTATTAACAAATAATATTGCATACTCTTACGAGCAAGGAAGAATACAATACCAATGGAAAGAACATAAAACATATATTCCTGATTTCTTTCTTCTTACTAATGGAATTATCTTAGAAGTAAAAGGTAGATTCAAACTAGAAGATAGAAAAAAACATTTATTTATACGTGAACAAAAACCTTGGCTGGATATACGATTTATTTTTACAAATCCGAAAGCTAAATTATATAAAGGAGGAAAGCTTACGAATGGTGGATGGTGTGATAAACATAAGTTTAAATACTGTTCGTTAAGAGAAGGTGTTCCTAACGAATGGATTAATGAAAGAAAAAGAAAAAATAATTTACACAGAATATTTGAGGAAATCGTTCAGTAGTTCTACCCCTGAAAAACTGTTATTCTTAGCAGTTATATTACAGGCACTATTGGATGCGACAAAACCTAGAACTAAAAACGAAACAGATATAAGTATTATTGCAAGAGACAGAGCTAAAGCATGGTTCTTTGCTCCAGTAGGAGTAACTTGTCAGAACTTTGAAGTAGTATGCGACAATGCAGATCTATCTCCTAGTTATGTTCGTTCTTTTGCGTATAAAGTATTACAATCAGGAGAAATAGAATATGTAAGAAAAAGAATTAATAAGATATTAAATAAGTAGGTTGAAAAATGTTAGACATTATGTTATACTTTAATTCGTGTTCAGAAAAAATGCTAATGTTTTTTATAACAGGAGTAATAGTAGGGCTGTTTGTACTTTTAACAGCCTATTTTTTAACCAAATTATAAGGATAGTTATATGAGACAAATGAGTAATGCATGGAGTGAGTCTGTGAAAGAATCCAATGGGTTTAAGAAAATCAATTTAAAGAAGCAAGCAAAGATGGCTACAGCTAAACAGGTAGGTGGAGAACATTATAAAGATTGTAAGATACAACCTGTAGATTATATTGTAGAA